GGGACTACTGGACTTCGCTTGGGAACCTCATCACCAACATTGTCATCATCTCCTACGTCACCAAAATGAGTGTGGAGAAGGTGTTGCATGTGGGACTCTTTGAGGGTGATGACGGTTGTTTCCCTGCTCCCAAGAATAGGGATGAGGTCATTGCTCGGGCGAAGCGTGCTGGAGTCAAACTCACCTTTGACATTGCACCGTGGCACTCATTGTCATTCTGCGGTAATCATTTTGAGGATGTGAATGGCAATCTGGTCCGTCACCGCGATCCTCGGAAGGCTCTGGCCAACCTTATCATTCTCTTCAATCCCGATAGGACTTCTAGGATTCATGACTTCATGTTGCAGCGTGCCAAGTGTCTGAGCGCGCTTTATGGACCCTGGATTCCTGAGGCGTGCGTTTTCGCCGCCGTCGTGGAGAGAGTTACGCGTTGGGCTAAGGTGGATCCAAATTATCTGCGTGCTCATGGTCTTCTCAAGAATCGGGAGTACACTGACTTCAAGCTTGAGGGATGTGTCCCCCGTTGGCTTATTGTGAAGCACCCAGACCGTGAGCGCTCAGCATATTTGACGGATTCAGAGTTCTGCAAGCGTGTGTGGAAGCGCAACCTGGCAGCGGGTGGAAAGTGTGACTTGTCCACCATTCAGGAGATGCTGTCAAAGGCTGCCTCATTATCTTATGATCACACACACGTGTCAGTCCCCTCACCTATCGCTTTGGATGACTCTCAAGGTGGTTGGTACTGCCGTGATGGTTTTCGGTTTACCCATGATAATTCACTGGGTCCCATCTCGGTAAAATCATACAACGACCGTTATGAGGGGCATCGCTACCGCCGCTTCGTCCACTCACAGACTGAGGAGCATCGTCGGAATCATGTAGTTCATGATCCCGACAGATGGATTTTCGACATGTTCGAGGTCAAAGCAGTCTTGTGGTTCTTGCTTTTCGCATGTATCACCATCACTGCTGGAGCCTTGATCAACTCTATCTTCAGGCCGTTGATTGTTAGTGCAGAGTTGCACTACGAATGTGTCGATTTCACATGTTATCTGAAGCATGATCCCGCCGTTCATGATGATGTGTCTGTGAGTAATTTGTCCTGGTGGGATAATTTCGTGAATTGGCTAGCCTCAGGGCTCGGACACATGCGATTCATGGCTGGTAGTTGGCTGCATGACTTCTTAGGAAGAATTGTAGCGAACTACATCAACTGGCCGTCTATCTCTGTGTTTTCAGTGGCTTGTGAGAATCTCCTTGAAGCTCTGCTAGACTCTGCTTTGGAGATTCTTGCGTGTGCTCTCCCGCTGGCCTGTCTCTACGGGCGTCATTGGTTGGGACGAATTTACCTTGTGTTTTCTATTGCAATACTCGGTCTTTCTCTCCTCACCATCTGCTCTCGGGCGTTACTAGTTGCATCAGTGGGCCCTCATTACTTCACTTTTGCCGAGTATTTGAGGAGTTTACCTGCTTATTTGCCCAGAGTGATTGATCCATTCGTACGCCTGTTTAATGATTTTGCTGACATGATTTTCTTCGGACTGGAACCAATCTTCAGATTCTTCCTGATGTATTAAGTTTCGTCACTGTGTTGGTTAAAATCTGTTTGTTGATGTGATTGACTTGAGACAAGCTTTGTCTCATTTCAATCATAATTTTCACGAATTCGGATCTGCGCACAAGGGCAGTGAGTGTCAGTGCGTGTGATTAGTCATCGAGACTTAAAGCCTGTAAACACAGGCGCCTCCTAATAAAGCAATGTCATATTGAGATCTACC